TGGACGAGTGTGCTTTCATTAAGCAAGAGATCTGGGAGAAGGTTATCCGAGCTTCTCTGTCCGACAAGAAAGGTAGAGCATTGTTTATCTCTACTCCGTCTGGTCGTAACTGGTTCTACGATGTCTTTAAACTAGGCAAGGATGGATCTGACGAAGAGTGGAAGAGTTGGCACAAGACTACCGCTGATAACGAGACTATTGACCCTAAAGAGATTGAAGCAGCCAAGCGTACCTTGAGTAGCTTTGCCTTTAAACAGGAATACCTGTCTAGCTTCGATACCGCAGGATCTGACATCTTCAAAGAGGAATGGATCAAGAAAGGCCCGGAGCCTTCAGGTGGTTCATACATCATCGCTATTGACTTGGCAGGCTTTGAAGACATATCCGGTGGTTCCCAGAACAAGAAGAGATTAGACGAATCAGCCATTGCTGTCGTTAAGGTAACTGATTCAGGTGATTGGTGGGTAGACAAGATTGAGCATGGACGCTGGGATATTAAAGATACCTGTATGCGTATCCTTAAAGTTATCAAAGAGTACCAACCTTTGTCTATCGGTATTGAAAGAGGTACAGCTAAGAATGCTGCCTTGACCATCTTGCAAGACATGATGCGTCAGTACAATATCTATGCTCATATCCAGACACTGACTCACGGGAATAAGAAGAAGACTGATCGTGTGATATGGGCCTTACAAGGGCGTATGGAGCACGGCAAAGTCACCCTCAACGAAGATGGTGATTGGACAGACTTTGAAGACCAGCTTTTACTATTTCCAACAAAAGGCGTACATGATGACTTAGTAGACGCTTTAGCGTATATTGAGCAGCTTTGTTTAAATTCTTTTGTACCTGATTACGAAGAAGACGATTTTGATGTTTATGATGTAACGGTGGGCTATTGATGAAATCTTGTCCTAAATGTAGAGAAATAAAAGATGAGTCTTGTTTTTACAAAGATGAATCAAAAGTAGATAGACTTTCTTCTTATTGTAAAGATTGCGCCAAAGAGAAACGAATGGCTCGGTACGAAGATAAAAAGGATGAAGAAAAGGAATCTTTTCGGAAACACTATCGAGCCAATAAAGAACAGTCACGGCGTTATAGCTTGAAGGCTCTTTATGGGCTTTCCCTTGAAGAATACAATGAGATGCGGGAAGAACAGATGTTTTCTTGCCTTATTTGTAAAACACATGAAGATGACACGGCTCGTGGTTTATTTGTAGACCATTGCCACGACACAGGAAAAGTCAGAGGACTCTTGTGCCAGCACTGTAACACTTTGTTAGGTATGGCTAAAGATAATCAACTAATCCTTCAAGAAGCAATTAAGTATCTAGCAAGGATAAACAATGGATGACAACTTAGAAACAAGTCAGTATGACGAACCCACAGAGTCGGACAAGGAACTGACTGACTGGGTTGTCTCCCATACTGACAAGTGGCGCGACTACCGTGACCAAAACTATTTGACAGAATGGCAAGAGTATGAGCGTATCTTCCGTGGTCAATGGGCCGCTGAAGACAAGACTCGTGAATCAGAGCGTAGCCGTATCATCTCCCCTGCTACTCAGCAGGCTATCGAGACACGTCACGCTGAGATCATGGAAGCTATCTTTGGTCAAGGTGAGTGGTTTGATATTGAGGATGACATCAAGGACGTTAACGGTAACCCGCTGGACGTTGAGATGATCAAGAATCAGTTGATGGAAGACTTTAACCGTGACAAGATTAAGAAAGCTATTGACCAGATTGAATTGATGGCTGAGATCTACGGTACAGGTATTGGTGAGATTGCTGTTAAGACTGAGAAAGAGTACGCTCCTGCTACTCAGGCTATTCCCGGAGTAGTGGGTCAAGCTGCTATCGGTGTATCCGAAAAAGATCGTATCTCTGTTAAGTTAGTACCTGTTAATCCTAAGAACTTCCTGATTGATCCTAACGCTACTTCCTTAGATGATTCTATGGGATGTGCCGTTGAGAAGTTTGTGTCTGTTCACAAGATCGTGGAAGGCATGGAGCGAGGCATTTACCGTAAGGTTGACTTAGGTACTGATGGCCCTGACGATGACTTAGAAGCTACCGAAGAATCTGTAAGCTTCCAAGATGGTCGTGTGCGTATGCTCACATACTACGGTCTGGTTCCCCGTGAGTACTTAGAACAGTTAGAGAACGAAGAAGAAATTGCTGACCTGTTCCCTGAAGACTCCCTAGCTGACGATTACGCTGAACTGGTGGAAGCCATTGTGGTTATCGTTAACGGCGGTAAGCTGCTCAAGGCAGAAGCCAACCCCTACATGATGAAGGATCGTCCTGTCATGGTGTATCAAGACGATACAGTACCCGGACGTGTGTGGGGACGTGGAACGGCTGAGAAGGCTTACAACATGCAGAAGGCCATTGATGGTAGCCTGCGTATGGATAGCGATGCTCGTGCTCTCACAGCAGTGCCTATGATGGCTATGGACGCTACTCGTTTGCCTCGTGGTGCTAAGTTTGAAGTTAAGCCCGGAAAGTCATTCCTGACTAACGGTGATCCTAACCAGATTATGATGCCTTTGCGCTTCGGTGCTCCTGATACCTCTTCTGTAACGGCTTCTCAGAACTATGAGCGACTGTTATTGCAAGCTACAGGCACTGTTGACTCGGCAGGTATGCCCTCAGCGGTTCCTCGTGATGCTGGTGCAGGCGGTATGTCGATGGCTATGGCGGGTATTATCAAGAAGTACAAGCGTACCTTGAGTAATTTCCAAGAAGATTTCTTGATTCCTTTTATCAATAAAGCTGCATGGCGCTATATGCAGTTCGATCCCGAGCGTTATCCTTCTGCTGATGTGAAGTTTATTCCCACAGCTACCTTGGGTATCTTGGCTCGTGAGTTTGAACAGCAACAATTCATTGCTTTGTTGCAGACATTAGGCCCAGATACTCCTGTGTTGCCTCTGATTCTCAAAGGTATCGTACAGAATAGCTCATTGAGCAACCGTGCAGAGCTTATTTCTACATTGGATCAGATGTCACAGCCTAATCCTGAGCAACAAGCGCAGCAACAGATGCAACAAGAAGCTGTTATGGCTAAGTTACAAGCTGATTTAGCACTGTTACAGGCTCAAGTTCAAAAGACTACCGCTGAAGCACAGCAAACAATGGTTGAAACTCAACTTATGCCTGAAGAGTTACGTGTAAAAGTGGTACAAGCCGCTTCTACTAACCTCGATCAAGATGCTGATTTTGCTAAACGTATCAAACTGGCTGACTTAATGCTTAAAGAGAAAGATATTGACTCGAACGAGCGTATCGCAGTAGCTCAGATGCAGAATCGTCAGCCTCGATAAATTAAAGAAAGGAGTTTCCCCGTATGGATAAGGAACTCGCAACATATTATGAAGAGACTTTCTCAACAATGTCCACTAAAGGGTGGTTATTCTTGATGGAAGATCTCGAAAAGTTAAAGCAGGAACTAGAAAATATCCGCACGGTCAAAGACGCACAATCTTTATCTTACCGTCAGGGCCAACTGGATATTCTAGATCTTCTTTTAAACCGCAAGAAGACATGTGAAGATATTTATGAACAATTACAGCAGGAGGCACAGTAATGCGCCGAATGTTCGAGTTTGTTTGTGAAGATGGACACATCTCCGAAGCATTAGTTGATGATACCGTCAGGGAACTCTCTTGTAGAGCCTGTGGTAAGAACTCAACAAGAATTGTTTCTATGGTTCGTTCAAAGTTGGAAGGTATCTCTGGTGCTTTTCCTTCTGCTTACGATGCATGGGAGCGCAAAAGAAGTGAGAAGTTAGCGCAAGAGAGGAAAACCTCTTATGCGATACCTGACTAATCACTGCAATCACGGGTAGGTACTTTTAGTATCCACATTTCATAGTCCTATAATCTCAAGAGAGACAGGAGAATAATAGTATGGCTTTTATTGACAACGAATCGTTTGATCCTAACTTGGACACGATCACAGATGAGCAACCTAAAGAGATTCAGAATGAAACTGAACAACCTCAAGAAGTTGTAGTAGAGAAAGTAGTTCCTGATAAGTATAAAGACAAGTCCTTAGAGGATATTGTTAAAATGCACCAAGAAGCTGAAAAGATGATTGGAAGGCAAGCACAGGAAGTACATGAAGTACGGTCATTAGCTGATCAATTACTGAAACGACAACTCGAAAGCGATAAGGTACAAGCTGTTGAAAGTGCGCCCGAAGTAGATTTCTTTGAGAACCCTCAAGATTCTATTAAACGTGCTATTGAGAACAATCCCGCAGTTATCGAAGCTAAACAAGCTAACCTTGAATTTAAGCGGATGAAAACGGCACAGCAATTAGCATCCAAACATCCTGACTTTGGCACTATCGCCAACGATACTGGATTTCAGGAGTGGGTGAAAGCAAGTCCGATTCGTCTTAGCCTTTATGCAAAAGCAGATGCTGAGTTTGACTTTAGTTCAGCGGATGAACTCTTAAGCACATATAAAGAACTTAAGCAAGTTCGCAACAACAACGTCCAAGAAACTGGTAAGAAACAGCAAGCACAAGCTTTAAAAGCCGCTGGCGTGGATACAGGTGGTTCTGGCGAAGTTGCAAAGAAAGTATATCGTCGTGCGGATTTAATCCGTCTTAAGATGACAGATCCAGATCGTTATGAGCAGCTTCAACCTGAAATTATGGCTGCTTATGCACAGGGTCGAGTCAAGTAAATTTATTTATTTTGAAATTATAGGAGTATTAAAATGGCTTTAGGTACAGATCACGTTACAGTCACTACCGCAGCAACCTTCATCCCTGAAGTTTGGAGCGATGAGATTGTAGCTGCATACAAACGATCCCTCGTTATGGCTAACTTGGTTAAGAAAATGTCTTTCAAAGGTAAGAAAGGCGATACAGTTCGTATCCCTGCTCCTACCCGTGGAACTGCTTCTGCCAAGACTGCTGGTAACCAAGTAACCCTGATTGCCGCCACTGAAGGCGACATCGTGGTTTCTATCAATAACCACTTCGAGTACAGCCGCTTGATCGAAGACATCGTGGAAGCCCAAGCTCTGTCGAGCCTGCGTAGCTTCTACACTGATGACGCTGGCTTTGCTTTGGGTCGTCAAGTGGACACAAGCTTGATCCGTTTGGGTCGTGGTGCTCGTGGCGGTAACGCTGCTAACCAAGCTTACACTGGCGGTATCATCGGTTCTACTGGTGCTGCTTACACTTCCGGCAGTTCCAACGCTGCTAACATTGCTGATGCTGGTATCCGTGCCGCTATTCAGTTGTTGGACGATCAGGACACCCCTATGGATGGCCGTACTTTGGTTGTGCCTCCTGTTGCCCGTAACAGCATGTTGGGTATCAACCGCTTCACCGAGCAAGCCTTCAAAGGCACAGGTTCTACCCTGATGAACGGTGAGTTCGGCGACATCTACGGTGTTAAAGTGTATGTGTCTACCAACTGCGACATCGCTGCTGGTAACAGTACTACTGACCGTGTGGCTCTGATGTTCCACCGCGACTGGGCTGTGTTGGTTGAGCAGATCGGCGTTCGCGCTCAGACTCAGTACAAACAAGAATACCTCGGTAACTTGTTCACTGCTGACACTCTGTACGGCGTGGCTGAACTGCGTGACACTGGCGCAGTGCCAATCATTGTGGACGCTTCGGCAACCTAATGATTAAGGAGGCCCCTTCGGGGGTCTCTTTTCTTTACTACTTACTTTGAGTGAGTAATAAACAAAGGAGAATACACACATGGTAAGCTTTCAAATGAAACACAGCACTAGACCTCAAACTATTGCCCGAGTAACCAGTGAAGTGGATATAAAGAGTTTCAGAGAGAACCCTGAATGGTACGAACTGAAAGAACAAGTAGAGTCTAGAAGTTTAACTATGACAACTAAGACATTCAAGAAAACTAAGGAATCCAAATGAGTTTATATCGAGGTGCTGGTGGTGCTTCTGACGCTACCGATGATTCTACTGTAAACGCAGTAGCAGGCTACGCTTCTTCTGCGGCTTCAAGTGCCGCTGCTGCCGCAGGTTCTGCCTCTGCTGCAAACACTTCTGCATCCGCTGCTGCCACAAGTGCATCCAATGCTTCCACAAGTGCCTCTAGTGTTGCCTCCAACGCTACAAATGCCTCTAACAGCGCTTCCTTAGCAAACACTTATGCAGCCGCTGCTGATATTTCTAAAAACTCTGCTGCTGCATCTGCTGCCATTGCCACAACTCAGGCAGGTCTTGCTTCTTCTAGCGCTTCCAGTGCTTCATCAAGTGCTGCTACAGCCACTTCGAGAGCCGTTGCTGTTACTTTTAGTGTTGCCGCTTGCGCCAACTCTGCTACCGATGCAGCTAACAGTGCTGCCAGTGCTTTAGCTATCTATGGTAATACCGCAGCAATGAATGCTGCTGTAGCCGCTGCTGCTGCTTCTGCTTCGACTGCTACAACTCAAGCAGGACTGGCATCTGCAAGCGCATCAAGTGCTGATGCTTCCGAGAGTTCATCTTTTGAGAATGCACAAAATGCTGCTGAATGGGCTTCTACTGCTCAAGGAGCCGCTAACGATGCTCAAGCATCTGCAACCTATGCTGCTCAGGTTGTTCTTACTGTTGCTGATGCTTCTGCGGATGCTGCTAGTGCCGCTGCCTCTGCTGCAACAGCTACCACTCAAGCTGGATTAGCTGCTGCCTCTGCTGCAAGTGCTTCCGCTGTGGTCTTGGGTAACGAGCCTGTCCGTCCTGCAATCAAGCCAACACTGCTTCTTGACTTTGCCAACACTGAGCAACTTGACCCTCGCATCACCTTTACTCGCGCCAGCACTGCCACCTACTACGGTACGCAGACTGCCAAGGCTGAAGAGAACTTGATGTTGCAATCGCAGGATTTCACGACAACTTGGACACAAAGTAACTTATCACGAACTGCCAATACAACTGCTGCACCTGATGGTTCGACAACAGCAGACACCTTAACGGATACTACTGACAACGGCGCTCATATTGTTAGCCAGTCTCCACTTCCTTTTGCCAATACGGTTTACACATTAAGCTGTTTCCTGAAAGCAAATACACATAATTTTGCAATGGCCACGCTTACAAACACAGTAACGTCACAAAATGGTATTTCAGCGGTTGTTGATTTAAGCACAGGAGCAATTACACAAACAGCTACCGGAACCAACGCAACATTTACTTCCTCATCTATAACTTCAATAGGCAATGGGTGGTATCGGGTTGTCATTACTGGATCTTCAGTCGCTGGTTTTAACAGAGCAGAGGTTGCGTTTGCTCCTGCCGCAACAGGAAACACATTTGCAACTAATCAGCGAATTTCATTTACAGGTACGGGAACAGCCTCTTTCTTTGCATGGGGCGCTCAATTAGAGCAACGCAGCGCAGCCACAGCCTATACTCCCACAACCACTACACCGATTACCAACTACATCCCGCAGCTTCTAACAGCAGCATCTGGTGTGGCACGGTTTGACCACAACCCCATCACGTTTGAGAGCTTGGGGTTGGAGATTGAGGAGCAGAGGACGAATCTGTTGACGTACTCAGAACAGTTTGATGATGCCGCTTGGACAAAAGCACGCACCAGTATTACAGCCAATGCTGTTGTTTCCCCTGATGGGACGGTGAATGCTGACAAGCTGGTTGAAGATACGACCGCAAGCAATACGCACCAAATACAACGCTCTGTTTCCTACACTTCGGGTACTACGTATACCAGAAGTATGTACGCAAAAGCAGCCGAAAGAACGGGGTTTAGATTTCAATTCCCAAGTTCAGCATTTACTAGCGGTTTAAACGCTTATTTTGATTTGGCAACAGGAACCGTTGGTAGCGTTTCTACTGGTGTTACGGCAACGATAACACCAGTAGGCAACGGCTGGTACAGATGCACTGCAACAGCCACGGCAACAGCAACTGCGTCTGGAACCGAAATTAGTTGTGGCCTGACTATCACTACTAACAATCCAACCTACACAGGCGATGGCTACTCAGGCATCTACATCTGGGGCGCTCAACTGGAAGCCGGAGCCTTTGCCACCAGCTACATCCCCACAGTAGCAAGCCAAGTCACTCGGGCGGCTGATGCTGCAAGCATGACAGGAACGAACTTCAGCACTTGGTACAATGCTGGACAGGGTACGTTGTACACGGAAAGCCGTTGCCCCAATGGAGTTGCCAGCAACCTTAACCGAATTGCATCTTTAAACGATGGCACTGCCTCAAACCGTATGGAGATTGACACAGGCAGCACCACAACTACCGTTGTCCGCATCACAACAAACGGCACATCTCAAGGCTCACCATCGGCAGGCACATACACCGATTTCCAAATCAGAAAATCTGCACTGGCGATTCAATTCAATAACTTCACGCTTGCAGCAAACACTGCAACAAGCAGCGACACCTCTGCCGTGGTTCCTGTTGTTGACCGCCTAATGATTGGTCAATCGCCATCACCAAATTCAAACTATTTGAACGGCACAATGGCAAAACTGGCTTACTACCCCATCCGATGCACAGACGCACAACTGCAAGGCATGACAACCGTCTAAGGAACTAACATGGACTACTACTTATCATTTCCTGACGAAGCCTCTGCAAATGCAGTGCTGTACTCTGAAGACAAGCCAAACTTTGTTAACATCGACACCATTGGCGTGATTTACAAAGATGAACAGCCGATCACTGGCTGGCATGTGAATGTACGCTTAATGGACAATGAAGATGGCTCTGCTCTTGAGTCCTTCGCTGTAACTCCTTCAACACCTTTACGTATCTGGGGTTAATCTATGCCTAGTTTAATTGGTAATAAGCCGAACCAAGTACCTACCAACGCTGATCTTGGAACTTTAGCTTTTCAAGACAGTAAAGCTGTTGTGGTAAATCCACAAGCTTCTGTAAACCCTGTAGGTATCGGTGATATGGTTTTTCAACTGACTAACAACACTACTTTGGTAGTGAAAGTTAAAGGCAGTGACGGAACTATACGCTCCTCCACACTAACACTTTCTTAATAAGGAAATATCATGCCTCTCAAAAAAGGTAAGTCAGACAAGACAGTCTCTGAGAACATCTCCATGATGGTCAAAGAAGGTAAGCCTCAGAAGCAAGCGGTTGCTATTGCTTTATCGGAAGCAGGCCGTAGTAAACCTGAGCGTGGTAGCCGCACCAAGAAGAATAAAGATAAGAAGAAGTAACTTATGACACGCCCTGTATCGGTAGGTGTTAATCTTGCATCGGCTACGGCTACAACAATTTACACGGTTCCTCTCGGATATTTTGCTAAGTGGACTTTAATGTATTTGTTTAACAACTCAGGATCTACCAAGACTATCTCAGTGTACTGGCGTGACTCTAGTGCCTCTACTAACATTTATGTACATGATGGTTCCGTTGCAAGTAAAAGCTTTGTACGGATGGATGGAGGTGCTTACGTAGTTATGGAAGAAGGAGATACTATAGTGATGCAGGATGAAGCAGGAAGTTCCTTTAGCACTATCTGTACCTTTGAATTGTTTAAGAAAGAAGGAATCTAATAATGGCACTGCCAACCTACCTCGAATTAGTCAATGATATTCTTGTTCGTATGCGCGAACCTGAAGTATCTACTGTCCAAGAAAACACATTGTCTAAGCTGGTAGGAAAGCTGGTCAATGATTCTAAACGACAAGTAGAAGATGCTTACAACTGGAATTGTTTGACAGCAACACTTACAGCGGTTACCGAGGCAAACACTTTTAACTATGGTTTAACAGGTGTTGGTCAACGCTTTAAAGTTATTGATGTGTACAACAGTACAGCTAAGAAACAGATGAAAGCTGCTTCTACTGCTAGTCTGAACTCAATGTTCTTAACTGCTGGAGCTATTCCTGAAACTGGCTCACCTGATTACTATAACTTTAACGGTGTAACAGCAGTAGGAGATACTCAAGTTGACGTATATCCTGTCCCCACAGGTGCTGAAACTCTTTTCTTCAATCTTTATGTTCCTCAAGATAAACTGAGTGCTGATTCCGATGCAATGCTTGTTCCTGAAGAGCCTGTTATCTTAGGTGCTTTTGCTCGTGCCTTGGTTGAGCGTGGTGAAGATGGTGGTTTGAGTAGTTCAGAAGCATACGCTTTGTATAAGGCTTCCTTAGCTGATGCTATCGCTATTGAAAGCTCTCGCTATGTAGAGGAAGATGCTTGGGAGGCTGTGTAAATTATGGCACAGCAGATTCAAACATTTTCCATTACTGCTCCGGGTTTCTATGGACTGAACACACAAGATAGCTCATTGGACTTAGCCTCTGGTTTTGCCTTAAATGCTGTTAACTGTGTCCTTGATCAATACGGACGGATTGGTTCTCGTAAGGGCTGGGAACCACAACATCCAGTAAATGCTGATCTAGGCTCCGCTACTGTGAAAGCTATTGGTCAGTTAGTAGTAGATAGCGGTGCAGAGTATACCATTGCAGCAGGTAACAACAAACTGTTTAAGCTTGTAGGTAATACACTTTCTCAACTAACCTACGGTGGTGGAGGCACAGCACCTACGATCACAGACAGTAACTGGCAGATTGCTGCTTTGAACGAGGTCTTGTACTTTTTTCAAATAGGCCATGATCCTTTGGTATTTGATCCTGCTGTGAGCACTACAACGTATCGTAGAGTATCGGAGAAGTCAGGATACACAGGCACTGTTCCTAGCGGTAACATCGTATTATCTGCTTATGGTAGGTTATGGGTAGCCGAGACAAGCACTGAGAAGACTGTGATCTATTGGTCTGATATTCTTTCTGGACATAAATGGACTAGCGGATCTACAGGATCTATTGATGTATCTTCTGTGTGGCCCAACGGTGCAGACAACATCACAGGTCTTTCCTCACATAACGGATTCTTGTTCATCTTCGGTAAGAACAATATCTTGGTGTACTCAGGTGCTCAGGATGTCCTATCAGCAGGTGTATTCAAGATCTCGGATGCAGTTACAGGTATTGGCTGCATTGCTCGTGATACCATCCAGAATACAGGCTCAGATATTATCTTCTTATCGGATACAGGTGTTCGTAGCGTACTGCGTACCATCCAAGAGAAGTCTGCTCCCTTCCGTGACTTGTCTAAGAATGTACGTAATGACTTGATGTCTGCTGTTGCAGGAGAAGTTCTGAATACAGTAAAATCTATCTACAGTCCCTTTGAATCTTTCTACTTATTGACTTTCCCTTCACTTAAAACAGTGTATTGCTTTGACCTTAAATCTACATTGCAAGATGGATCTAGCAGGGTAACTACTTGGGATAACATTGAGCCTAAAAGCTTTTGTTACCTTCGAGATAGGAATTTATTGATAGGTAAGGAAGGCTACATAGGTAAATACATAGGTTATCAGGATAACGGTGTAAAGTATCGTATGATTTACTTTACCAACCACACCGATCTTGGTGCTCCCTCTGTAGCCTCTGTCTTGAAGAAGTTATCCGTTGTTGTCATTGGCGGTACTAACCAATTCGTGACAATCAAGTGGGGTTATGACTTTAAAGAGAATTATTACTCACAAAACACTAAAATTCCTACTCAAAGTATTGCACAATTTGGAATTTCAGAGTATAATACTGTTGGAGTTGAGTACTCAGAAGGTATCTCTTTACAGACTCTTACCGCTTATCCAACAGGTTCGGGTAAGGTAGTTCAAACAGGCTATGAATCAGATATTAACGGTTCTTCTTTGAGCATCCAAAAGATTGAAATTCAAGCTAAAAATGGAAAGATTGTATAATGACTAATTACGTAAAAGCAACTAACTTTGCAAGTAAGGACTCACTTGCTTCCGGCAATCCGTTAAAGATTGTTAAAGGGACGGAAATTGACACAGAGTTTAACAACATTGCTACAGCAGTTGCCACCAAAGCAGACTCGACTGGTAACATTACCGGAACGGCATCTAACGTCACAGGCACTGTTGCAGTTGCGAATGGCGGCACAGGAGCAACATCGTTTACTTCTGGAGCCTTGCTAAAAGGTGCTGGTACAGGCGCTGTAGCTCCTGCGAGTGCAGCGGATATTGTGGGACAGATTGGCGCTACTGCTGTGCAGAATGCAACCACAGCAGCCAACGGAGGTGTAACCAGTGTTAACGGACTTACAGGCGCTGTTTCTCTCCCTGTGCAGTTTAGCCAACAACTGTTTGTAGCAAGCGGCACGTTTGTTGTCCCAGCAGGCGTAACTTCTTTGATTGCAACAGTTATTGCAGGAGGCGGCGGTGGTCAAGGCGGTTATGTAGACACAGCATCAATTCCGAATAATGGTGGCAGTAATGCTGTGCAGTGTTACGTGACTGGTTTAACCCCCGGAGCAAGCATTGCGGTAACAGTCGGTGCAGGCGGTGCAGGTAGTGCTGGTAATTATAGTGTAAGCTCAGCAAGCGGAACTACAGGTGGGGCATCTTCTTTTGGTAGTTTTGTTGTGGTTTCTGGTGGTGCTGGAGGCGGTTCAGGAGCGACTCAGACCATAACAACTTCCTCAGCATTTTTAAGAGAAACGGTCAACGTGGCTGGTCTTTCTGGTGGTCGGGGAACAGATTATTTGGATGGAACTAGTAATTATAGAGGCGGTGGTGGAGGCGGTGCGGGATGGGCCGGAGGCGGCGGCGGTGGCGGTGGTCGCAACGGTGACGGTGCAGGAGTTGGTGGAGCAGGAGGCAGCGCTCTTAATGGAAGCTCTGGAAATAACGGAGCAACTGGTGGAGTTACTAATTCTGGCGCTGGCGGCGCTGGAGGTAGTAACTCCGGTGGTGTTTCTGGTGGTTCTGCTGGCGCTGGCGGCGCTTTTGCTGGCGGTGGTGGCGGCGGTGGCGGCGCAGGTGCTGTGTTGTTGCGCTGGTAATTTATATGATTACTCATCACTTTAGCGATGGTCTGTATGCCAAGCAAATGTTTCTACCTAAAGATTCACTTGCTTGTCAACATAAACACAACTATGATCACTTAAGCATTCTCGCTAAAGGTAAAGTCAAGGTATTGCTTGATGATGATAAAGTTGAAGAATATACAGCACCTGCTTGCATCAATATTGTTAAGAACATAAATCATGTAATTGTAGCCTTAGAAGATTCTACATGGTTTTGCATACATCAAACCGAGGAAACTGACGTGAACAAAGTAGATCAAGTTTTAATTAAGAAAGTAGAGGCTTAATATGCCATGGATTAGCGGCGGTCTTGCTCTTGCAGGCAGTTTATTTGGAGGCAGATCAGCTAAAAAAGCTGCCGAAGCTTCTGCACAGGCTCAACTTGAAGCAGCGCGTATTGCTGCTGAAGCACAGAAGTTCCGTCCTGTAGGTATTACTTCACGGTTTGGTTCGTCCAAGTTTACAACCAATCCTTCCGGCTATGTTACAGGTGCAGAATATAATCTAGCCCCTGACGTTGCTGCTGCTCGTGACGAGTTCCTACGCCAGTCGTTTGGTCAAGGCATTGACTTAGGTGCTCAAGGTCTTGAGGGTGCTCAAAGCCTTTTCAATCTCGGTCAACAATACCTTGCACAGTCTCCAGAAGAGGCTGCTCAAGAGTACATGGCTAGTCAGCAAGCTTTGTTGGCTCCTAGCCGTGAACGTGCTCAGGCAGGTCTTACACAGAATCTGTTCAATACAGGTCGTGGTGGTGTTGCAGTGTCCCAAGGTGGGATGCTTGGAGCTGCTAACCCTGAACAACAGGCTTTGGCTAACGCTCAGGCTATGCAAGATCTTCAGTTGGCTGCACAGGCACAGGCGGGAGGACGAGCACAGACTCAGTTCGGTGCAGGTTTGTTTGGCTTAGGTGCTCAAGCTGCCTCGGCAGGTTACAGCCCCTTCCAGACTCAGTTTGGCTTGGCTTCTAATCTGGAGCAGACTGGTCAGAATACTATGGATGTAGGTGCTCAGTTAGGTGGTCGTTCTGCTGCGGCAGGCGCTAACGTAGGTCAGACACTGTTAGCCGGAGGTACTAACGCTGCCCGTACATTACAGTCTTCTGCTGCCTACAATCCCTTTGCCACAGCTTTGACAGGTTTGGCTGGTAATCAGCAGTTCACTCAAGGATTGTCTAACTGGTTTGGAGGCGGTGATGCAAGAGGCTACATGCCTACCAATTTTGGTACTGGTTCAGCCTTCGGTAATCAAGACTTCGGTATCTACTTATAAGGATTAACGATGGCTCAAGTAATGAATAGTTTATTTGGGATGACTCCTGAGTCTCTCATGGCACAACGTGAAGCTGCCTTACAAGCTCAAGCTCAACAATTTGCTCAGTTAGATCCTTTCCAACGTGCTACCGCTGGTATCTATGCAGGGGCTAACAAGCTTGGTGGTGCTATCGGAGGTATGCTTGGTGCTCAAGATCCTGAGATGGTGCGTTTGCAGCAGCGTCAAAGTATGTTACAAAATGTAGATCTGACTGATCCTGAATCTTTGAAACAAGGGATTCAGACTGCTATGCAGAACAAGGATTACCAACTGGTAAGTGAACTTACTAATCGGTATCAGCAATCCGCTGCTGCTGCTTTAAAAGCTCGTGAGACAGAATCTATTATCACTAAGAATTTGCGCGAAAAGGCAAGTGCTGATCCTGTGCAGCAACTGTTACGTACGGGTAAATATACAATTCCTAGTATGGCTGCTTATGAGCAATCAGGCAACATTGCTGATTTGGTTCCTGTTGATCCTAATGAACCTACAGCTTTAAGCGAGACTTCTGAAGGTATCTTTTTAGTTAACAAGAAGGACGGTACTAAAATTGCCCGTATTGGTAGTGCTCCTGAAAGAGGCACTAAAAACATTGTTAATGTGGATGCCAAAGGTGAAACAGAATTCGTTAAAGAATTAGGTAAGTTGGACGCTAAGAAAGTTTCAGAGGCGGGAGTTATTCGTGATAATGCTTTTGCAACTGTTCGTTCTTTGAATCAACTTGAGAAACTAGACGATCAAGGTTTGATCAGCGGATCGTTTGCTACAGGTCGTGTAGGCGCTACTAACTTACTGAATACACTTGGATTAGCTTCTCCTTCGGATCAACAGCGTCTTACTTCTTCTCAAAATTATCAGAAAGTTGCCGGAGATGTTATTCTTGGTGTGCTTGGTGGTAAGTTAGGCGCTGGTTTTTCTAACGAAGATCGTAAGTTTATTGAAGGTCTTGTTCCACAGCTAGAAACAAGTGCAGCAGCCCGTAGACAGTTAATTACCTTCATGCGCGATAAGAATATTGAAGTTGCAAATGAAGCTACTAGACTTGAGACTTATGCTAGAGACAACAGAGGATTAAAAGGTTTTCAACCTAAGATTCCATTAGGACAGAATGCTCCTGTATCATCTATGTCTGCTGACGATTTAGCTAAAGCTGCTGGCGGTAAGATTGTAAATGGTAAATTTGTACCAAACTAATAAGGAAAGAAAATGGCAGAAATTTCCCAACAACAAGCATTAGAAGAACTCAAAAAGCGTGGTATTGTTGCTTCAAGTGAATCTGTGCTTGAGGAACAAGGCACAACTTTTCAAGAGTTTAAGAAAGGTGCTGAAAGTCTGTTAAAAGGCTCTGCCAAGGGTATTGTAGATATTGTTGGTGGATGGGGTAATCTGTACGATTATTTACGTAAAAGCCCTGATCCATCAGCCCTCTCCTCTACAGGTATTCTAAAAGGTATTCGTGATTTAGGAGGCCCTGACTTACAACAGATTAGCGGTTATCGAGGAGCTTTTGAATTCGGACAAGCTGCTGGCCCTGCTACTGCCATGTCTGCTGCTGGTTTACCGGGACTGTTTGGTAGAACTCCTTTAGGATTAGCAGGTGAGTTTGGTGTATCAGGTACTACAGGTGTTGTTGCTCAACAGGTTGCACCTGACAGTCCTCTGGCTCAGTTAGCTATTCAAGCATCTCCTTATGCTTTACGAGGCGGTGTGATGACTGCCCGTAGATCACTTACAAACCCTACAGGACAAGTTCCTGCTACGATTGATGATCTTTTACAAGTAGGTCGAATGACCCCCGGAGAAGCTACAGGTAGTCGTGTTCAGTTGGCTACAGAAGCCCGTACCGAAGCTGCCCCTAGTATCGAAGCAAAGGGAACTCAGTTTAGACAAGCTCAAGCTCAGGATGTATCTTCTTTCCTTGATAACGTGTTTAAACGGGCTTCAAGTCAAGCGGTATCACCCGAACAAGCAACCACTTCTGCTTTTACCGCTTTTAACAACTACGGTAAAGCACTCACAGGTCAATTAAGGTCACAAGCCTCTAAAGACTTCGGAGCAGCTAAATCATCAGGAGGTAAGATTGATACTACTCCTGTGGTGTCTATTGTCTCTGAACAGCTTGCCAGTATCCCCCCTGAAATTGCTGCATTGGCTCCTGTGCGTAATGCCTTACAAAAGATTATCGAAGAATACTCTATTCCTGCTCAAGCAGAAGTAATTACCCCTTCAACAATCTTAGGCCCCACAGGACAACCAGCTTCTGTTTCTATCACTCCTGCTGTTCCTGCCGGACTCCGTGAAATTAGTATTGATCGTCTTCAAAAGAACTTGTCTGCATGGGGTGATGCAGTTTATTCAGGCAAGGCAGATTTTGGCAAGGGAAACATCTTTGAAGGCGTTGCTCCGGGACAAGTTAAAGGTATTGCTTTAAGTGTTCTTCGTGGTTTCCGTGATTCTTTGGATCAAGCTTCTACTGAAGGTATTGCAGGTGCTGATAAACTAATCAAGGCGCGTGATAACTTTAAAGCTAATTTGGCTAAGATTGAAGAATATTCAAATGTTCCTTTAACTAAGTACTTTGATGTCGAGACTGTATCTGCACTTACTCCTGAAAAAGTTATTGATAAGTTGTCCAAAGCTACTCCTTCTGAGAGGCGCTTCTTAGCAGAAGTTCTTCAAAATAGTCCTGATGGAGCTTCAGTATTTGATACTGTGCGTAGACAACAGTTTAATCAAATCTTGGATAAAGCTTATAACGCTGGTGCTGCTGCCGATAGTCCTGAGTTTGTGGTTAAGTCAGCGCTTGCTGAACTGAGTAAGCGTAAGGGAGATTTTGATTATCTATTTACCAATCCTAAAGATAAAGCCGATGCTTTAACTGCTATGCAGTATATGCAGAAAGTGTTAAAGAGTGAATCTGTTGGTTCTTCTGGAGGATTAAAAGGAGGGGACATCTATTCAACTACTCGTGGTTTTGGTGGAACTTCTCAGACTGCTAACTTGGCAAAAGAAGCTTTTGGTCTAATTAGAGACATTGTAGCGAACCCAAATGCTTTTGCTGATGTTATCTTTAATCCTGATACTGTAAAAGCATTGAAGGAAGCGCAACAAGCAACTACTGTTAAGAAGTTGACTAATGTTGTTACTAAGCTTGGGGATTCAGCAGGTAAGTTTGCTCCCCGTGTTGGCCCTATGATTGAGACTTCACAGCCAATGGATTCTTCTGTGCCTACGCCTAACACACAACAGCAACAAATCAGCCCGGACGAAGCTCTCCAGCAACTCCGAATGATGGGTATTCAAACGGAGTAACAATGCTGGATTTAGCACAAACTACAACTGATAAAACTTCTAAGTTATTAGAAAGATTTGGAAGGTAAATCGTGATCGACCCAATCTCGGCAATGGCTGCGGTATCGGCAGCAGTAAGCATGATTAAGAAGGCTACAGAGACAGTAGACGATGTAGCCTCTCTTGGCCCTCTTATTGGTAAATACTTTGACGTTAAACATCAAGCCACTAAAGCTGTATGTGAAGCAAAGAAAAGTGGTGGCTCCAATATGGGTAAAGCCATTGAGATTGAATTAGCTTTAAAGTCTCAGCGTGATTTTGAGGAACAACTTAAAGGATTATTCTTTTCATCTAACAATATGGATGTTTGGAATGATATTATAAAGCGTGT